TTGAAGAACCAAAGAAAGAAACTAAGAAGAGATCAACAAAGAAAGCAGTAGCAGAACCAGTTGCTGAAGTTGTTGAACCTGTAGTTGAAGCACCTACCGAAGTAGTTGCTGAAGAACCAAAGAAAGAAACAAAGAAGAGATCAACAAAGAAAGCAACAGCAGAACCAGTTGCTGAAGTTGTTGAACCTGTAATTGAAGCACCTACCGAAGTAGTGGTTGAAGAACCAAAGAAAGAAACTAAGAAGAGATCAACGAAGAAAGCAACAGTAGAACCTGTAGTTGAAGCACCTACTGAAGTAGTGGCTGAAGAACCAAAGAAAGAAACTAAGAAGAGATCAACGAAGAAAGATTAAACACTATTTTATTTATAAATTTTTTAACTAATATAAAATTAAAAATATTAATTTTATTAATGCGTGAGGAAACCAATACATTATCTGGAGAAAAAATCAAACAATTATTAATGGTCAATCAAAAAGATTTAAATGAATTTAATTATTTTGATAATAATACAGAATATACTCTTACTAAAATACCAAATATATTAGTAACAAAAGAGAAATTATTTGAGAAACTCAAAGAAAAATATGGAGCAGAAATAAGTAATTATATCATAGCAAAAACATATGATAAGACAGAAACAGATGTCAATCCAATGAAAATAATTGATTTTATGAAAAAGTTGAATTAAATTTATTCTACATAAAGTAATTATACGTATAATATTATAGGTATGATAACGTTCAAAGAATTTACAAAAGAACCATTAAAATATGCTGATGAAATAGATATTAAAAAATTGGAAAGTTTTTTAAGAAAATTATCAACATTGTATTACAATAAAGCAGAAAGTCCTGTAACAGATAAAATTTTTGATCAACTGAAAGAAATTTTAGAAGATAAAGATCCAGACAATCCATTTCTAAATGAAATAGGAGCACCAATAACAAAGAATAAAGTTAAATTACCATATCCAATGGGAAGTTTAAATAAAATAAAACCAGATTCTAATGAATTAGAAAAATGGTTGAAAACATATAACGGACCATATGAATTAAGTGATAAATTAGATGGAATATCAGCATTATTACAAAAGTTTGATAATAAAATATCATTGTATTCGAGAGGTGATGGTTTATTTGGACAAGATATTACACATTTATTACAATATCTTAAAGTAGAAACTGACAATATTCCAGATAATACCGCTATTCGAGGAGAATTAATTATGTCAAAGAAAAATTTTAAGAAAATAGAAGAAAAGATGGCAAATGCGAGAAATGCGGTAGCAGGTGTCGTTAATTCAAAAGTAGTTGATGCGAAAATGGCAAAAATGGTTGAATTTATTGCTTATAATATTATTAATCCAAGATTTATACAGAGTGAACAATATAAATATTTAAATCAATGGAAATTCAAAGTAGTAAATCATAAAGATGCAACAAAACTGAATATTGAAATTTTAGTGAAATATTTTGAAGAAAGACGTACAGAAAGTTTATACGAAATAGATGGAATTGTTGTGATGGATAATAATATGATTTATGATGTTGTGGAAGGAAATCCAAAATATGGTTTTGCTTTTAAATCAATAATGAAAGATCAATATGCTGTCGCAAAAGTTGTAGATGTAGAATGGGATATATCTAGATATGGATATATTAAACCTCGGATTAAAATTGATCCAATAAAATTAGTTGGTGTAACAGTAACATATGCAACAGCACATAATGCCAAATTCATTTATGATAATAAAATAGGAATTGGATCTAAAATTAAAATTATTAGAAGTGGTGATGTAATACCAAAAATTATGGAAGTTCTAACACCATCGACAGATGGAAAACCGAAAATGCCATCCATTCCATTCGTATGGAATGAAACAGAAGTTGATATTGTTGTTAAAACTGAAACAAAAGAAAGTAATATTATTACAACAACTAAACAATTAGTTAACACAATGAAAACATTAGATGTTAAATATATTGATGAAGGGATAATGACAAAACTTGTAGAAAATGGTTACATAAATTTTATCAAAATTTTAAAAGCAAAACATGAAGATATTTATGAGATTATTGGTGAAAAAATGACTGATAAAATTTATACAGGTTTAGAACATGGATTAAAAAATACTCAATTACATATTTTAATGTCAGCAAGTAATTATTTTGGAAGAGGATTAGGAACCAAGAAATTACACGTTGTAACAAAAAAATATCCCGATATTATGAGAAAACCATGGGATGATGAAAAATTATTCAAAAAAATAAATAAACTTGATGGATTTCAAGAGAAGACAACACAAAAATTTGTTGAAGGATTTACTGAATTTAAAAAATTCTTTACAAAAATTAACAAATATATTAACATTGAATATTTAAGACAGTCAGAAGAGATTAAAGTTGAAACAAATATTTTCCAAAATCAGAAAATAGTCGTGACAGGATTTAGAGATAGTGCTGTTTTAGAATTTATTGAAAAAAATGGAGGTGATATTTCCGGAAGTGTATCAAAAAATACTTCATTGGTAATTTGTATTGATGATACAGAAGATACGTCTAAATTGAAAAAAGCAAAAGAATTAAAAATACCAATTATCACAAAAACAGATTTTATGAAAAAATATATGAATTTATAAATACAAAAATTGGATTTTCAAAATTATTTATTAGTATAAAATACTAATAAAACAAATGTGTCAATTTATGAAACTGAACAAATAGTTCAATACAATGATACCGATAAGAACAATTGAAGTACGCGAAACAATGGAAAAAAATTGAAAAATTAAACTTTAATAATATAATATAAAACATTTATTTAATTAAAAACAAATGGAACCACTTCTAATGTATAGTTATCATTATAGAACAAATAATACGACAACGCCAGATCCTGACTTTTGTATTTGGATCAATGAGGTTGAAAGTCAAGTTTTCAACAAAATTACTTATTATTTACTGGATTTACCAGATGAAAATTACAGGATGAATTTTGAAAATGGACAATCATCAACTAATATGGCAAACATTATCATTAAAAATTTTGATGATATGGCAAATTTTATGCTAGATGGTTAATTTTTTTACAAACGATTTAATTTATATTTCTTTAAAATTTCTATTAATACTTTTTGAGGGTCAGAAAATTTTCTACTTGTGAAAAATTGCGGATTTTTGATGTAGTAGTCGATACTAAATGCCATAATGTAAGATTTTTTTGAAATATTTTTTGTATGACTTAAATGTTTTGCTGAATTTTGAATAGCATTTAAAATATTCTTTTTAATATCATCACTGTGTTTTTTTATTTCCTTTAATAAAGATTTAATGAAATGAAAATTAGCAGCATATGTTCTAAAATCTTTTATGGTAAATTCTTTACCCATATATTTTTGTATATATTGATTTAAATCAATATCAGTAATATGATGAATTTTATTATTTTCATCAATATATTGAAATAATTTATCGCCTTCTAATTTCAGTAACATTTGTAAATGAGAACTGACTTCATTACTAATAATTGAATAATGTAAACGTTGATTTGATTTTCCTTAAAAATTAAATTTAACTAAATTATCAGTAATTTTGATATGTGTTTTCTTTAAACTTGATATACCATAACTTTTATTTTCTTTGGCATATTGTTCTTTACCAACACGAAAATGTAATTCTTTAACAAGATAAAGCATAGTTGCAATAACTCTATTTTTCTCATATACATGTAATTTTTGATGACTGGTTAATATTTTTTTTAATTTTGGAATTGATAAAATAAAATCATATAATCTTAAAAATTTTTGTTTTTCAGCAGCTGCAATATGTGCTTCATTATATTTGTATTGTTTTCTGTTTTTTGAATCAATACCAACAACTTGAATATCTGATTTTTTATCACTAGAAATCCAAACATTATTCCAAGCAGGAGGAATATTTAATTTTTTAATTCTTTCTAAATCTTCTTTTGAAACAATATGTTTTGTTTTGACATAGTAATATTTATAGTCTTTATTAAAGGGAATTCTTATAATTCCAGATTCATAATTTTTCTCATCATATGAAAGTTCTCCTTTATAACCACCCAGAATTATTTGGGAAATATACGACATATCTATAAAGTAATAACTGAAATATTTTATTATGTGTTAGATTTTTATTTTTTATTTGTCTATTATATTATAATGACATCAAGAAAACAACCAATAGATCCAATATGCGCATTATGTCGTATTGTATCACTAAATTTTAAAGATTTACATACAAAGATAGGAATTAATGGTCATGCTATTAATATTCAAGAACCAAGTTCTGTCCAATCATTATTAAGAATTTATTATGGAGATAATAGAGAAGATGTTTTTGAATTATTTTATTTGGTAACACATCTATTAGCATGGTTTTTGGTTCCAGTATATCCCAAGATTGAAAGTCAACAAAATGAATTTGATGATGAACAAATACCACAAACAATAAAAACAAAAAAACAAATTGATGAAAGATTTGTTGAAGAATTAAAAAAGATGATTATTTACATGTGTATCGGTTTAGAAAGATTACAAAGCACCTATAAAAATGGTAATGTAGTATTAGCTATCCAATATTATATTAATTTAATGCGGGATGGATTGAATGGTAATTTTAGTTTAGAGAGATTACCACAATGTTTATTAGAAGATTTAGATATTGATACTAATATGAAAACTAAAATTATATCCATGTGGAATTATGATAGATTACATGTTGTTTGTGATTTATATGATAATTGTTTTTCAGAATTAAAGAAAAATATGAATAAGAAAACCGATATAATTGATGGATATTTATTATCAATTAATAGTATTTTATCAGTTTATGAAAAAGAATTTAAGACACAACTTAAGCAGTGGTAACTAAAGTTAAGGTAACTAAAGTTAAGGTAACTAAAGTTAATGTAACTAAAGTTAAGGTAACTAAAGTTAAGGTAACTAAAGTTAGTGTAAATTAAAGCAATTGTAAATTAAAAAAATTGAAAGTTAAACATTCTAAAATATATGATTTTAATATAAACAATTATTAAAATATGTCAACAAGAGGAAGAAAGAGCACCAAGAAAGTAGAAACAGTAGAAGTTGTTGAAAAAGTAGTTGTCACCGACGAGGAAGCAACAAAAGAAGAATCTGAGGAAGAAAATAAATACGACGCAATTGTCAAGAAAACAGTTGAAGAACTCAATGAAATGCAATTTGAAACCAATGACCCAGAAGTTGAAACACCTACACAACAACCAAAAACCAAAAGCATTGCGGATTTTGATTATGATGAAGTTGAAAGATTAGATGTTGGAGCAGTTAAAGCTGTTGATAGTGTTACACTTTTGAAACTTTTAATTGTCAGGGGAAAGAAAGTATTGAACCCTACACTATGGAAAGGAGCACAAGAAACACTACGTCGTCTAAATGGAGAATTAGAAACTCATGAAAATACTAATCCAAGAAGAGATTTTAACCAGGGAAGAAGAGATTTTAACCAGGGAAGAAATTTTAATCAAGGAAGAGGAGAATTTAATCAAGGAAGAAATTTTAATCAAGGAAGAGGAGAATTTAATCAGGGAAGAAATCGTTTTCCTTTTAACCAAAATCAACAACAACAACAACCACAAGTTCAACAAGACCAAAATTTTGATGAAAATACAGAGAGAACACATGTAGTACAATCAGAGAGAACACAAGAGAGACCAAGAGAAAGAAATTTTAGACAACAAGGGAGAGATAATTCAAACTTTGGTAGCAGATTTCAGTAAAATCTAATGACAATTAGATTTTAGTATAATCCAATTATCATTGGATTTCAATAAATAATTTTTTTATTCAGTAAAAAAAATATAAATAATATTTGTATAGATGTCGTATCCTGACATAAAAGATAATAATTTTTATAAAAAAATAACTAATAAATTTGATAAATTCAATGTTCCAAAAAAGAAGAAATCATTCGACAAAATATGTTATCCAAAAGAATATGAATTACAATTACCGCAAAAATTTTTATCCAAATATATAAATCCAAATACTCCATATAAGGGAATTTTAGTATTTCATCAAATAGGATCTGGAAAAACTTGTACATCCATACAAATAGCTGAAGCATGGAAAGAATATAGAAAAATTATCGTTGTTGTTCCAGCATCATTGATTGGTAATTATCGAAATGAATTAAGAAGTAAATGTGCAGGACAAAATTATTTAAAAGATTCAGAAAGAATATTATTGAAAAAATATCATCCACTCAGCGATGAATATAAAAACATCATTGAAAAAAGTGATGAAAGAATTGATGAAGTTTACAGTATTTATTCATATAATAAATTTATGGAATATGCTGATGATGGAGAATTAAAATTAAATAATGCCGTATTAATTATTGATGAAATCCAAAATTTAATATCTGAAGGTGGTAAATATTATGAAATTTTGAATAATTTAATACAAAAAGCACCAAAGGAATTGAGGGTTGTTCTATTATCAGCCACACCGATGTTTGATAGACCGAATGAAATTGCATTAACATTAAATTTATTACGGTTACCGAAATTATTACCAACAGGAACTGATTTTGATAAAAAATTTTTAAGTGTAGTAAAGAGAAATAATGGAGAATTAGTTTATGAATCAAAAAATTTAGATGTCTTTAAACAAATGATAAAAGGATATGTGTCATATTTTAGGGGAGCCGATCCAATAAGTTTTCCGGAATTAAAACTAAAATACGTAAAATGTCCAATGAGCGATTTTCAATACAGAGCATATGCAACAGTGATGGGGAAAGAAACACGAGGTGAGAAATTTCAGGAATATAAAACAAGTATTAGATTAGTTCGTAATGGGGAAATAGTACAATTACCTAATAATTTTTTTATAGGAACACGAATGGTTTCAAATATTTCATTTCCAAATAATGATATTAATATTGATGGATTAACATCTTTAACAAAAAATAAAATCATTAATGAATTGGAAACGTATTCAATTAAATTTTCAAAAATAATAAAAAAAATTGAGAGTTGTCGTGGAAAAGTTTTAGTTTATTCGACATTTAGAAGTTATGGAGGTCTTGAAAGTTTTATTAAAGTTTTAGATATTATGGGATATAAAAATTATGAAAATCATGGTGATGGAAGAAGGAGATATGGCATTTTTTCTGGAGATGAAAAATTAAATGAAAAAGAGAGAATCAAAGAAATATTTAATCGTGAAGATAATATTTATGGAAAAAAATTAAAAGTTTTACTGTTGTCTCCTGCTGCACGTGAAGGATTATCATTATATAATGTGAAACAATTACACATTATGGAACCATATTGGAATTTTTCAAGAATATCACAAATATTGGGAAGAGCAGTGAGATATTGTTCTCATAAAGCTTTAGAAGAAGACCAACGAATTGTTAAAGCGTATATTTATTTAGCTGTTCATCCGGATGAAAAGAAGACAGTGGATCAATATATAGCATCTTTAGCTAAAAAGAAATCACAAATTATAGAAGAATTTGAAGCAGCATTAAAAGAAAGCGCGGTTGATTGTCAATTATTTAAAAACATGAATTACCTCGGAAATTTAAAATGTGAAAAATAAAAAATATTTTTTAATAATATAATATGTTAGACTTTCTTAAAGAAAACTGGTCAATCATTGCTCTAGTAATTGTCATAATAATAGCAATAGCTTTTATGATACCTATGGCAGTTTATATTGCAAAATATAACTCAATGAAGAAGAAATGTAGTCCATACGAAGAAAATTTAGATGATGTAACTAAATTTTTAGAGAATAAAAAAATGTATTTAGATGCTTTTGCCGGACAAAAAGAATGTGACGAACATAAAGTAGATTTAGAACAATGTTCAAAAGATAAATCAGAATGTATTGCCACACAAGAAGCAGCAATGAAAGAGAGAGACCAAAGTAAACAAGAATTGGAAACATGTATGTCTGGAAAGGAACAATGTGAACAAGATAAAACGATTGCCATCCGTAATATTAACAATACATCATCTGCTGTTTCTGCATGTAACAATGAGAAAGCACAAATTGCTGCATCAAAACTTGCAGTTGTTAATCAATTATCACAATGCAACACTGATAAACAAAAATGTATTACTGACAAAACAGCAGCACTTTCAGCAGCAAGTAATTTCAAGAAAGATTTTGATACTTGTACATTAGCCAAAACAACAGTGCAAACTAATTTAAATAATTGCTCTTCAGGATTAAACACTTGCAATACTAATTTAACAAAATGTAGCATAACTTCAAAAGAATGTGAAATAAAACTTGAATCAACACCAGTTCCAGCACCATCAAATTTAGTATATAAGAAAATTAGTAAAGCTTACGGGACAGCTGGTTTATGCGCTGATGTTGCAAATTCATTGACGGGCAATGGAGTACAACTTGTTGGATGGAATTGTAATGGTAATGCAAATCAACTTTTCGGATACGATGCTGCATCAAAACTATTATTTGCCAAACACAGTGGCAAATGTCTATCCAGTAAGGATAAAAAGATTACACAAGAAGATTGTGTTAAAACACCAGAGAAACAATGGGAAATGATTGAAGCAAATGGCATTTACCAAATAGTTAATAAAGCAACAGCTACACCATTATACATGAATTATGAAGGAGCATTAGCACCAGGTGCCAAGATGATTGCAACACCAACATCACAAACGTTCAAATTTATTTAAAAAATATAATTATTTTATTTAAAAAATTCTTAATATATGATATACTAAGAATATGCTAACTTACATAGCTTTAGCTATAGCAATAATAATAGCTTTAATTTTTATGATTACTATGGCAATATTCGTTGCAAAATATAAATTACTTCAAAACAAATGTTCACCATATGAAGACAATACTGAAGAAGTTGATAAATTTTTATCAAACAAACAACAATATTTAAATGCTGTAGCTGGTCAAAAAGAATGTGAGAAAAGTAAAATTGATCTAGATTTATGTTCAAGAGATAAATCCACATGTGTAGCACAAACAGAAGCATATGTAAAAGAACGTGACCAAAACAAGAGAGATTTAGAAGCTTGTAGATCTGGTGCTGCCGTCTGTGCAAAAGAAAAAGAAGATGCTCTTAGAAATATTCAAAATTCATCAGCAGCAATTGCAAATTGTATGAGAGAGAAAACACAATTAACAACAGAAAAAGTATCAGTTGAGACTCAGTTAGCGCAATGTAATGGAGATAGACAAACATGCAATACCGAAAGAGTAGCTGCTTCATCAACAGCAACCAAAAATCTATCAGATTTAAATGCATGCAATAGTTCCAAGACAACACTTCAAAATAATCTTAATCAATGTACGACAGCAACAGCTACTTGCAATACTAATGTAGCATCTTGTGATGCATCTCTAAAAGCATGTCAAAGTCAACAACCAGTTCCATGTTTATATGGTCCTTGGATAGGAGCTGACAAATGTTTACCAGCAGTAATTAATAAATTAGCTGATGGAAGAATTGTATATCTAACAGAAGATGAAGAACATACTAAAATGGTGGCTAGTAATGGTGAAGCTAAATTCTATGTAGGAAAAATATCTCAATTTGATGCAGCTAAATGGGCATTATATACAGCGGCTGGAGCAAATTATAAATTAAGAGTATGTAAACCAGAATGTACCAAAGGCTGCGATGTTGCTGGCAATTGTTCAGGAGTAGCTGTAGCAGTAGTACCAGCACCAGCAGTAGCACTAAAAATATCGCAAACAAATTGGCAATGCGTTCCCGGTTTTGACTATCCAGTCAGTTTAAATATGAATGGTGATGTGCAATGCATGTCTGCTGATGCAAAGAATTGTATTCCCGGTGGTTGTGCAAAGAATTTAGCATCTCCGCCAGCACTTATTAAACCACTAGTATGCGGAGAACCACACAAAGCTATTTACGGTTCAACAGGTTATGACAATGCAGGACATTGGTGTAATACAACTAAATCAGCCATACAAAAACGGTATATCACATTATATCAACATGGTGGTTTTGGTGGTTATGCCGTCAATATTGGACCTGGCAAATACACGATGGTTGATTTACAAAAACTCGGAGTACAAAATAATGATGTATCATCACTTAAGGTTAGTGGAGGTGCTCAATATATACTATTTGACGGTGATAACTTCCAAGGAATTTCTGTTTCCGGCTCAACCGATATGGCTGGAGTACCTGCCGGATTTAATGATGTATTATCATCAATAATTGTTTCATAAATTTTTAAGTGTTTAATTTCTAAAATTAAAACCATAATATATAAATATATTATGATTGACTTTCTGAATGTTATATTACTTGTTTGTTTAATTGGATGCGGTATTTACATTTATTGGCTTCATCATCAACAAATGTTTCAGAAATTCCAAATGAATAAGAAAATTAAAAAACAAAAAATAGAAATTCCGGAAGAAGAACCGTCGTTTCTAAAGAGTGAATATGATGCAAAAACTGATGGAGAAAGTTTATTTGATGAAGATAATAATTCAATGTTAAATGAATAATTTAATAAAATGAAAATATTTTATTAGTATATACTATAATAAATGGAGTCATTACCGTTATGGATTTTAGGTATAGCATTATTAATTCTTGTGATATATGATATTATCATGATTCCAATCTTCGTCAAGAAAGATGAAGCTTCTAAAAAAGATATAGAAGAAATAAAAGGTCTTCGTAATGCAATTTTAACCAAATACAAAGTTTTATAAATTATTAATAAAATGAAAATATTTTATTAGTATATACTATAATAAATGGAGTTAGAAACATCTGATTATATTGGTATTATTTTAATTGTTCTTTTAGTTATTTTTGCCATTATGGGTTTAATATTTACCGCATTACTCAGTGACAGAATTGCACGTGTTAGTCGTGTTGGTGATGAAAAAGCATTTTTACAAAAACTCTCTAATTCCACATCTTGTGAATGCAAATAATTTAATCATTGTATTTTTTTATAATTTTATAGTTATAAAAAATTGATTTAAAAATAATATAAAGCCTAAAAGATACTATAGTGTATAAGATGGGGGATAAAATGAATGTTCAAGAGGGTGAAAAGACACGTCAATTAAATAAAATGACAATTAGAGCAAATCTACATTTTAATGTTAATACATTCAAGAATTGGATGAAACAAAAGCTGAAAGATGATAATAAAATGTTTGATAATAATGGAACTCCCACACTACCAAAATTCAGTGGTTCCCATATTGCTCTAACAGCAATGAATGAAAAACTATGTTATATTATTTTAGAAAAAGTTATCGAAAGACTAACAAAAGATAAAACAGGAATTTACAGCATAAGATACCAAGACTTATCAGATGTTATTAAAATTGAACCTGTTCTTAGAAAAAATCTCTTCGTATATCTTGATGTTTATGACAGTACACTAAATTATAAAGATCAATATTGTATTGATGAAAAAACAATCAAAAGATATATTGATAATGTATTCAGTGCAAGTATCGATATTACGAATGATGCATTTAATTTCCTAGTTTACTTACTTCTAAAATCATGTATTAGAATTGTTGATACAGCATTTATCATGATTAGATACGCAAATCGTCGTTCATTAAATCCCAATGTTATTCTTGAATGTGTATCAGTACATTTTATTGGAGTATTGGAACATTTACTTCGAATGAGAATTGACGAAGCTATTAAATCATGTGGAAAATCAATAAAAGAAAAGGATGAAAAACCGGTAGAAACTCCAGAAGAGAAAGAAGAAGAACCTCTAGAATTGGAAGAAGATGATGATGAAGAAGAATTAGTTCCAGAAGTTGAGGAAACACAACCACTTGAAGAACCCGTATCAGTTGAAATAAAAGATGTTCCTGTGCCAACAGCAGAGAAGACGAAAAAGAGAAAAAATTGATTTACTAACTAACTAGATTTTATTTATTATTTATATTATAATTAATATGAATATCTTAGATTTTTACAACGAAGCTGATGAAGATAAAAAAAGAGTTAATGAATATTTCGGAACATTATTGAGTGAAAAACAAGTAACATTACAAGAATACGAATATTGTATTGATATTGTTAATTCTGGAATGTTATTAAAAAATACACAAATTTTCGACAATATTATGAAAAATAAAAAAATTCCAGATAATTTACAAGATAAAATTAAACTTTATAATTGTTCTGATTTAGTTACTCAAATGGAAACAGAAAGACAAAATGTAATTACTTTTAATAAAGAAAGAAAAGAAGCAATTAAAAAAATTTTTGAAATCATACATCAAAATGATAAAAGTTTATTTGGAATGTATGGATATGCTGGAACAGGAAAAACAACATTAATTATGGAAGTAATACAATTTTTAATTATTCATAATTTAGTTAAATCGGTCGTTTTAACAGCGCCGACCCATAAAGCATTAAATGTGATGAAAACAAATTTCCAAAAACTGATACCACATTTATTAGAAAATAAAAAACTAAAAGATCAAGGAAGTTTTGAAAATAATATTATGGAATTACGATTTACCGGAATTAATATTGATTTTATAACAATTCATAAATTATTAGGATATGAAATAGATTTTTCAAAATCAGGTGAAAGAATTTTTAAAAAGAAAGAACAAAATATTAAAAATAAAAAATTCGTAAAAGAATATGACATATGTAAATATGATCTTGTCATTATCGACGAATGTTCTATGATTTCAATGAAAATGATAATTGAAATTTTTAAAGAAATAAAATTAAAAACAAAATCAAATGATTATAAACAAATTCCAAAGATAATTTTCACAGGAGATCCTGCACAATTACCACCAGTTAATGAAAAATCAAGTTCTATTTTTATCAAAGATATAAAAGAATTTTCATTGAGCGATTATTTGAGAAATAATCCAATAGATGAATCGACTTTTATGACACAAGACATGGTGAAAGTTGAATACGAAAAAATTGTTAATGATATTATTCAGATGGAAACAGTAACATTAAAACAAATTTTTAGAAATAAAAGAACGAATGTTTTAGATTTATGTTTCAATATTAGGCAATGGGTCAATGGAGAAATTAAAGTACCAACATTGGGTAAATTCAAAGGGAATGGAGTTCTTTTTTACAAATTTAATAATGTTCCCAAAATTGAAACAAAATGGTTTCAGAAATGTATTGAAATGATACAAGAAGGAAAAAGTAGTAATATTGTATTAACATGGACAAATGCTGCATCTGATTTATACAATAATGAAATCAGAAAGATAATTTTTAATAAAATACGAATGAATCCATATGAAATTGGTGATATATTAATGTTAAATGATTTTTATTGTTTCAATGATACAGAAAATGATGCCGATGAAACACAAAGATTTTATACATCAGAACAATTAAAAATATTGGAATTAAAAACTGTTGAAAGAAAAATACCATTATTATCTGATAGTACTATTACATCAGCGAAAACAATACAAAATGTAACTGAATTAGTGAAAAAATATATTACCGCTGTCAATCAAATTAATCAACTATCAAAAAATATTTACAAAACTTGGAAAATGAAAGTTGTTCGATTAGCAGAAAAAGAACAAAATAATTTAAATGAATATCATATTTATGTTATTCATGAACAATCAAAAAAACAATTAGAAGATGATAGTGAAAATATTGTTAGAATAATTAAAAATTTATTAAAATCTTATCAACAGACACATACAACGCAAATTCGTAACATTGAAAAGTCAATTATGAAACCTTTATGGAAATATTGGAATAATAATTATGTCGCACCATTTGCAAATGTTATTTTTGGATATAGTATAACTACGCATAAAGCGCAAGGTTCAACATTCAATAATGTTTTTATTGATGCTGAAGATATATTACAAAATTCAAATACAAATGAAGCTAAAAGATGTATTTATACAGCACATACGAGAGGTTCTAATGAAATTCATATTCTAGCATAAATTTATTTAAGTAAAAGAAGCAGTAGAACTAGTTCTTCGAATATCTGGTGATGAATGTTCTAAAGCAACATTTACTTTTGAATCTAAAATATCAACAAATTCTTTAATAGTATTTGTTGTAATATTAAGCATTAGAATTCCTTCATTAAATTTTTTTTTACATTCATCAAATAATTCATATGATTCTTGTAATCCATAATTAATAACATAATTCATAGTAGTATTATTTTTAACTGCGTCTTCAGCATCTTTATCTATATTTTCAAAGTCATCTGCTAATTTCATTAATAAACCAAGATGATAACCGAGACGTTCTAAATTAACAACTGTTTCATCTGAACTACCACCTAATATCCAACCTAAAATTAAAGTTAACCGACAAGCATTTCCAAAAGTATCTGTTGTAAAATTAATAATAAATTCTTTTGGTAGAATTTTGATTTTTTTAAGTTTTTCACAAATAGTTTTATCTTTGAAGTAATATTTATTTAAATCTGGTTTAATTGAATATTTAGTTGGTTCTGGAATTTCAGTTGTCATTATTGTTGTAGTAATTTTATTTATTTTTTCATTAATTTGCATCATACTATTAGTTAAAATATTAATTATTTGATTTGATTTATAATGACTTTTAAGTAATTCTATATTATCTTGTAATGATAAATTAATTAAAGAAACAATAGATGTTTGTAATGTATTTAAAATATTTTCATCTATAGTTAAACTATTTTTTTTATATTTTTTTTCAGTTGAGAGATGAATTAATATAATTAATAATTCAATACCGGTTGCCATAAAATAACCATGAATAGATTTTAATTTATTTTTTCGTTGTTGTCCATTCATAAGAGTTAATAAAGTAATTGGCAAAATATATTCACTATCTTTCATTAAATCAAGTAATTCTTTCTTAAATTGATATTTAGAAACTATACTTTGATTCGCAATAAATTTTTTTACACTGTCTTGGTATCTTGTGAGTCTACAAGCCATATAATAATGTATATAAATAAATCCTTTTTAATATACACACATTATTTGATTGAAAAAATAGAAACTAAATATATAGTTTGATAATATGGGATTAGGAAATTTTTATAAAGATGCCGAACTGATGATAGTCAATAAATTAACAGAATATTTGATGAAAGATGATGTTAAATTTAGGAAAATTAAATTACTGAATATAAATATGTCAGAAAATATTGGAGTGAAAGAATATCTATTAACAACTAATTTAGAAATAGGAAACAATCCACAATATTTTTTAGATAATATTAACAAATTTTTAATTTCATTGAAAGGAGAACATTATCATATTATCAACTGTCGCTTTACAGCAAAATATTTTATGACAAATGTTCAAGATTTTTATAAATTTATGAGTTTTATACTTTCTATACTAAAACCAAAAGGAATATTGATGGGATTTTTATTGGATAATGATAAACTGAATGGTATATTTTCAGAAAAAACTTCATTACGTCGAGGTTCGTATAAATTGAAATATATTACCACAGAACAAACAGATCATTTTGTATCAAATAAAATTTTAATTAATGATGAACCAGTAACAATATTTAATTTTACAACATTGGAATATATTTGTAATCAATTTGGTTTAGTACATTTGAGAACTATTATATTAGAAAAATTTTATTACGATGCGTTAAATTATTTATCATTGAGTAAAAATGAAAAAATGTTTGGATTTTTAAATTATGTTTTTTTATTTCAAAAACAGTAATATAGAATGCCAGAGAAAATTATATGTAGTGCCAAGGAACTAAAAGGTAAAGAACGCAGAGGTTCCATGGTTGAATGTGCGGAAAAAAAACAGATTAAATATTACGGACTTAAAAAAGTAGATAAAATTATTCTAGAAAAATTATTAAAGAAAAATAAAGAAAAAATTACATATTCTTTACCAGAAGCGATTGGTAAAATTACAGGATTAAGAACAAGAATAAAAAATACAGAAAAATCTTTAGAAATAGCCAAAAAGAAAAATGATAAAGTGAAAATCAAAGAACTTGAAAAAATAATTGAAGATGCACAAAAAGAAGTAAAGAAAATGTTGGAAATTGGTAAAAAATTACAAGAGGAACAAGCTAAAGAAGAACAGAAAAAATCCAAGAAAACAACTAAAAAGAAATAAAAAATTATAGAATATTATTTTGAAATTAAAATATATTTTTAATTTCAAAAAATAAAATATAATAAGATTATATAATGTCGTCCGAATTCATAATACAAAAACTATTAGAAGGGGGAGCAAAAATTACTCAATATGATTCAGCAGTTTTAAATCCAGTTCAAGTCAATGAATATCTTCAAAAGGAAGCTATATTCAGTCAAGAAGAAAAGCACTATCCAAAAGTGAAAAAGAGTCTTTTAGAAGGTGTTCCAAATCTAGATTGGGATACAACAACTATTAAACAATGTAGCGTTGTAATTGATGGAATCAATAGCAAAAAATTTATTGATAATATCAAAGAAAGTATGAAATCAATCAAAGATGATTTGAAGGAAAGAGTTGATGAATGTCAGGGAAAATACGTCCAATCATTAGATAGTATCATTAATATAGTTAGATATTTAAATGTGGAATTAAACAAAACTAATCCAGAGCCATTTATTATTGCAACACATACCTATTTAAAATCACTACCTCAAAAAATATCTGATGCCAATTCATCAATGAAAAATACTGATGATAAATTCAGAAAGAATATTTCAATGTTAGGAGAAGCATATAATAAGGATAAAAATTCAGCTCATCCATATAATCCATCTATCAGTGAAATTAAAAAAATTGGAGAATCCGTAAGAATGAATTACAACATTGATAAAAAGGAAGTGAAGATACCTAACAAATGGATAGGTGAAAAAGAAATTCGTGGAAAATATCATGTTGGAGCAGAACCAATTGATTGTAGAATAGAAACAATTAATTTTTACAGAAAAGAAATTGTTCTAGATTTTAATGTTGGAGGTGCAACAACATCACTAAAACCAAAAACAATTTATTTAAGTGAATTATGCATGGATATGCCATCTGTTGCAAATCCTGATATGGGACCATCAGCACCACCAATGGAACAAGAAGGAGGTGAATCTTTAATAGAATCACTATCTGGTATGACAACATATTAAATTTCTACAAAAAAATGAATAATTATTATTTATATAATTATTTTACAACTAATAATAATGTTGTCTGCTACAGATTGTGAATTGATAGATATTTCTCTAGACATGGAAGATGATAAAAACGTAATAGAAATTAAACCAACAAGAACTGAACTACTTATCGAATACCTCAAAAATAAATATATATTTTGGATTTTACAAGTTGTATTATTTTTAGTAAATATTGGAATTTTAACATGTGTTTTCCTTTGTGGAGTGAATTGTATTATTACAAATAATCAAAACTCATGTCCAAGCATAGCACTATCATATACACTTTTTATTACTGGTTTATTACTATCAGTTATTTTAATGTTTTGTCAAATATTTTATATTTTCATAATGATGAGAAAATATAAAATAATTATAATTTAAATTTTTTTATTATATCAATGGTTTCACTTCAAACAAATCTTTAAGTTTGGTAATTTCATTTCGTTTGTATTTTAATCCAAGTTTAGTAATACTAAATAACCATAAAGTAATTGTAATGATGTAAATAAATTTGGATGATTTTTCATTATCTTTTTTGAAATTAAAAACTGGATTGATTAATTTACAAGTCAAGCAATCTTTTTCATCTTCTTTCTTTTTAATATCGCGTGCTGTTTTTTCAATAGTAGTTAAAACACAAGTATCATTATTAGTAACCCAATGTAAAATCATAAATGGAATAAATATAGAATGCATCATCAACAAATAAGGACTATTTGAGAATGGAACTATTACTACAAGTATAATAAAAATCAAATGGATAAACCATATAATATTTGCAACAATATTTGACATATATATTATACTCTCATAAAAAACATAATATTATATTATAGAGATGGGAAAGAATATTGTTGAAGTATATCAAGAAAATAATGGACAACTCATAATTTTAATTAGTGGATTATCTGGGAGTGGAAAATCTACATTAGGCGAGAATATTAGTCGCGATTTCAAGTTAGAATTATTAAATACAAATAAATTTTATAAAACAGATTACACAGAAAAAGTTAAATTACCAAATGATAAAGAAGTTGTTAATTATGATTCTGATGATGCTTTTGAATGGGGTAAAATGAATAAAGAAATTAATGATAAAAAAGAAAAAGGTTTAGTAATAATTGGATCAGTTTTTCCAACTGATAAATTAGAATTTAAAGTTGATTTTCATATTCATTTAAAAATTTCCAAACAAGCCTTAAAAGACAATAGAATGAAATACATTGAAAAACATAAAGAGAAAAACTTTGATCCAGAAACAGAATCATTAAGAATTAATGTTGTCACATATCCCTATTATTTAGACGCTTTGAAAAGAATGAAAATGGATAAATTTATTGATGTTACAGAAATGTCTGATGATGCCATTTATGATACTGTTTTTGATAGTGTTATTAATTATATCAAAAACAATGTTTATGACCAAAAAGTAGTTTCAAAATATAAAAAAACAGCTAATAAACCACTTGACACAATAACATCTGATAGTGTTCAATGGTCATCAGATTTAGATTCAATACATGCTGGAAATCAAGATTATTTTGTTTCTCTTGAAAGAAGTGATATGTAATTTATAATGTTTGTAATCTTTTATTTATGATGTCATTCATATTTTGTATGATTGATGGTAAATTCTCTAATTCTTTTAAAGCAGAATCATCTAATGAATTCAATTCGTTAAATATAGTTTCTAAAATAGATTTGAGAATAGTAAGTGATTGTTTGAGTTTAGCTAATTCATCATCGCTTTTATTTAAGTTTTGTAATTTATTTAAAAAAGGTTTTACTTCAGTTTCTAATAGTCTTATAAAAGTATCAATACCATTACTACTTCCTCCATTTTGTAAAATTTCTATATATGATTTTAATTCATTGGAATATTTTTTAATATTTTGAATATTTTTTTTTCTAGCATTTATAGAAATATTTTTAAGATTACTCAAAAACATTCTCTATCTATAATATATACCATTGATAAAATGTCAGCACAATATAAACTAAAGAAGTATGTGAATAAACTAGAAAACGCATCATCTGTGGAGAGTATGAATAGTTATTATAAAAAACTACTCAAATACAAATTCCCTCAATCTGGAGGTGTTCTAAAAGAGCAAATGCCATGGACAACTAATGTTGACCAATTTGTCAAGAAAATTGCTGATCTAAAAGGATTAGAAGAATTAACAGCAAAAACAGCAGAAATTCAACAACTCCAAGACAAATTAAATAAATTAGTAGGTATCAGTCAAGACTATCAAGATTCTCTTAAATATGCTCTTGAAGATATTAAGAAAGTAACAGCAACTGAAATTCCAGATGTTGCCAGTAAAGTTGGTGAAATTTCCAAATTACTACAATCTCTACAAGTTGGAGATATTTCCGGTAAATCTGCCGATGAACTTATTAAGGAAGTTTGGGGAGCACCAATAAGAGGAGTACGAAATCCTAAACCATTACCAGAGGAAGCACCAGTAGAAAAGAAAGAATAAAAAAAATCAATATGCTAAATCCAATTTTCCAATTATACACAAACATTTATGATAACAATTATCTGAATTATAAATTCTGATAATTTT